GCATTTCAGCTGCCCATAGCTGCCCCTCAATCTCAATACCGATTGTCGTATCTCCAAATACTACGATTTCAGCCGTTGGGTATTTTTCAGCGATGGTGACAATCCTCTTCGATGGCTGTGCATTGGCTCTCACCCAACCACAGGCATAGTGTTCTTCGTATTCGATTCCTTCGCGGTTCGCCTCGACAAGTTTTGTGAGGTTGGTTTCTTTGATTGTTGTCATGTCTTTATTCTATCTTAATTCTATTATTCATATTGCAGTCGTTCCAGTGGCAGAGTCAACCACTAGCGCACTCCCATCGGAGTAATAAAATACGTGTAGACTACCATCCATCGATGCGTCATATCCCGTGTGACTCTTGATAGCTTCTTGGTTGGAATCGATTCGATCATCTCTCAATTCATCCACAACATCACCATAGTTTGCATATCCTTGAAAATATTCTCTGATTTGCATCTTCACGAGGATTGAATGTTTCAATGTTTGGTTCATGGCTTAATTATATCTTAATTCTATCCCTCCATCACTCGGATCTCGGAAATCTTATATCTCATGATGAAATCGGGACAATCCAAACCAAGATAGTTGAAAAACGCCTCTTGTAAATCGTGTAGATCTCTCGAATGATCTGGTGGGAGTAGGATGGTGTAGCAACGTGGCACTTCTTTACCCACGGATGCCACCACAGTTAGTTCCAATGATTTTTCGGTGGTTTCCATGATCACTTCTTCCAGTTCTCCTTCGCTAGTTTGTGGGCGATCATAGCCTCTATCGAATCCGCTTGGGTGAAGATAGATTTCAACGACCAATCCTTACAAAGAAACTTGTCGGAGATTTCTTTGGCGAATGCCTTGTGTTCTTCTTTTGGTTCTATATCCTTCATAATTAAATCAACACAGCCCCGTATTCGTCACCATAATCTCCCCACCAATTATCGATCTCATCTTCGATCTTCGTTATTTTTTGGAAACATTTATCAGCGTGGATTGTATCGAAAGACGTTTGCAACTCCGCATAAGCGTGTGCTAGTCTTTCTTCCAATTCAAATTTTTCGTCTAGGGGATTCATATTAAAGAGGTGTCCACCCCCCACCACAGGGGACGGACTTCACCATGATTAGAAGTTGATCTTTGAGCCAAATGAACCATCGACGCGAGGTTGGATGTAAACACCCTCCTTGGAATGGCGTAGCTTTGATTGAGGATTCTCAGAGAGAGTGTTCACCCCCTCATAGAATCGTTTACGATTTGCGCTTTGCTCTGCGGCTTCGCCACGAGCATTGGCAATGAGTTCCTTACTCTTACGCTCTTGGAGGATCATGTGGATCTTCTCAGTGCGAGTGAATACTTTACCGTTTGATGCGGTGCGGAATTTGGTAGGAGCGTGGTTTGAACCACCCAACCAGTTGCTTTTGAGGTTGTTTGACATGGCTTAATTGTATCTTAATTCTATTTTAAATCCAATGCCCATCGGAGAAGATCCTTAGCGTTACCGAATTGGTAGAATTTCACTCCAAATCTGTCGTGGTAACTCTTCATACATTCCTTTGGGGTGTCGAATTTTTGATCTTCCAATCGCCCATATTCATATTGATTGATGTATTGAGTTAGGATAACGATGTATTTACCATCAGAACATTTACAGAGAACAACCTTGCGGTCATCATCACCATAATCACCACCATAGAATCCAAAACAGTTTACGTTTTTGATAGATACAGTTTCTTCTTTCGGCTCGTTGAATATTACTTTTTTCATATTAGTCTTTCTTTTTTAATAGTGGGGAGTCGTTAAAAGATACTTCGTTCCAGTATTGGAAACCTTCGGGTGAAGCAAACCAACTAAACCCAGTGTATAGAGCATTGGTTAGAGACTCACAAGGCTTATCGAGAAGACTCGTAGCGGTATTGGCCAACGCATTGCTGCGGTATGGTTCTAGTAGAGTCTCAAACCATTCCTTGAAAGTCTTTTGACCTTGCGCTTTGAGTAGGGTATCCCATTCTTCGATGATATCCAATTCGACATTTTTAAGTTCTTCTGTCAATCTCTCACGAGTTGCTTGAAGCATATCGATTCTCTTGCGGTGTCTTGCGGCGAGTTCGGCGTTTGATTTCATGGCTTAATTGTATCTTAATTCTATATGGTGAGGATGGCGGGATTCGAACCCGCGACCCACGGATTAGAAATCCGTTGCTCTATCCACTGAGCTACATCCCCATTATGTTAGAAATTGTATTTGGATCTGGAATCCTTTTCCTTCTTATAGACTCCCTTGATTTTCTCACAGATGAGTTTGTCGAGTTTCTTTCGATCTTCATGACTAAGGAATTCAGCATTCATGGGAATGAATTCCATTGCAGTTTCCAATGCTCCAACGAGGAACGGGTAATTTACGTTTTCCATGTCTCTATTCTATCTTAATTCTATTCTTCAAATGTGAAATCGTCGGTGAGTTCCACGGTATCAGAGTGGGTTTATATATTAGTGTGTTGGATATTCTGGAAGGTGGTCTTTAATGTATTCCTTAGCCTTATCAGAGATTTCGAATGTGTCGATTTCTTTCTTCACTTCATCGAGATTCCACTCGTATGGATCCACATCATCTAGGAAATATTCTTCCCCGTCAATATCAATTCGACAATACACGGGAGAACTGTAGACGAGTTGTTCAAAGGTTTCTCTGGTCTTAGAGATATCAGATAGATATCCTTCTTCTTTCTTATATATAACAGTGGCGAAATCACTCTGAGAATAACCAGTGATATCGATAGTGTCTACCAACAACTCAGCACCGTCATATTCTGGTAGTCCTCTGTAAAAATCAAAGGCTTCATCGAGCGGAGTTTGTAGAAGTTCGATAAGATATTCTTTCCAAGTATAATCCAAATGTTCTTTCTCGGATGAGATATCGGCAACGCTGATATACTTCAGATCATGTTCATCAATAACCGCGTCCCTAGCTTGTTTCTCCGTAATGTTAGATAAATCATAACAATCTGATAGATAATTTATATCTTGGCAATTTTCAAATAGGAAGATTGGTCGAGTATTATACCCACCATTTCGGAGAACCTTGAAGTTCCCATCGAAATTCATTTGCGATATATCATTATCAAGCATACACAATATTTCAATATTTTCCATTGTTGAGCAGGTGTCGTAGTTATTCTTAATCATGGCTTAATTATATCTTAATTCTATTTTACTTTGATTTGGTGGTAGACTTGAGTTTCCATGTTGCTGATGGAATCCTCCACCACTCTTTCAAGCTTTGCGTATACTATGGCGTAAGCATTGGTGGCATCATCATATATGTTATCATCATCCAAATACAACCAATCATCTATCTCCCATTTAAACTCAGAGGATTTTACTCTCAGATCATCATACAATTTATGCTTCATCATTTTCTGTTTTTGTGTCGTGGATATATTTCTTCGATAGCTTTTTCGAGGTGGTAAAGTAACTCCCCACCATACACACAATCCCCGTTAGGTATGGATACCCGTGTAGGTAGTGTTGAAGTTCCATATCAGTAATCCAATCTAACTTCCAATCCAAGCTTGATCTTGTAGCCATCCTCAGTGAGGATACAGACCGTATTTTTAGTGGATAGGAATGCGAATACACGCTTGGCATAGTTTTCAAATAGATTGTAGGATGGATTGGGGTAATACCCAATCGATACAGAATCGACATCGGGGGTTGACCAGATATCCTCTACCTTATTACCCTCTGGATCATGGGCTTCGATTGGATACCAACCAGCGACTAGATCCATGGGGACGCTATACTCATCACCACTATCTTCGGGACGAACGAATACAGGCTTACTATACCCGCCGCGAATATCACAGCCAGTGTGAATGAAGAAGACACTAACAGTATTCTCGTCTGGATAAATCCAATCGCTCGTGTCCTCGTTACCCCACACTTCCCAGACATAATTTTGAGATAGATCGTTTTCACTATTGTAGGTGTTGTCTCGTGCATGTCGAGTAAGACCAAGAACCTCTTCACAGAAAGTTGTAGCACTCTCGAAATAGTCTAGTTCAGATCCATTCTCATCATCCCACTTTTCCCATTGGGCTTGGAGTTCATCATCGACACCACCACTCCACTGTTCAAGGAAGAGGGAAGTCTCGATGGTGGCACAGTTCCACTTTCCATCGAAAGTTACTATAGGTTCACTATCGTCGATTGGAGCCTTTTCGTAATGGCGACCATAATGATCACCACTATCGCACATAGACTTACCAGTATTTTCTCTTGCTGCTTCTTTAAATGTCATGGCTTAATTATATCTTAATTCTATTTTAACAGGATGCGAAGTCATCTTCTCTTTGCTCTTTAGTAATCTTCGATCTTTGGTCGAGAGCTTTGTCGATTCGCTCAAGGAGTTTCCTCTGATTCTCTGGAGTTTTCGTTTTCTTGAATTCTTTATAGAGACTGAAAATTAGAGCATCTTGCTTTAAGGTTTCTTCGGTTATTTGCATGGCCTTAGTATGTCTTAATTCTATTGCTCACCATATTCTTCAGTGGCGAGGATGTTCTCCATCTTGATCTCAAAGCAGTCACTATCAGTTCTCTTCTCGTATAGCTTTTTGGCAGCAGATGGAGTGAGATATGATGCGAAGGTATCCTTATCCACAGTCTCACCATTCACGAAGTAGGTGACATTCGGCTTGGTGTTCTCGGTTGGATAGAGGCGAACATAGAATTGTTTCTTGTCAGCACCTTTTGGGGTGTGGACTTTGATGTAAGGGAAGTAACTCTTACCCTCTGGATCCACATACCACTCACCCCAAGCGAGAGGTTGGACTTCTCCACGCTCTCCACTCTCGATACCCGCTTGAACGGATGAGAGGTTAGCGAAGTTGACACCTGCACGACACACAGACGATGTGTGTTTTTCGAGGATGATACCCTCTTTCTTGTGGGGTGCAGCAGGTGTGGGATTGCTCTTGTATACTGCTTTGACGAATTGACCCTTGGCATTTAGAATGTTATCAAGGATTTCTGCGGATGTTAGCGATTGCGTGTGTGTTTCCATGGCTTTATATTAATCTTAATTCTATTTTGAATATTGTTTTGCTCTTTCTCTGCGAACGGGATCCACAGAGTTCCAGTATCGATCTTTACATTTGATCTTATGAAATTTTTGTTGGTAGGTTTTCTTGATAAATTTGTGGTTACAGCAGGGACAATGAATCTCTTCACCGACCTTTGCCTTTTCAGCATCGATATACTTTTGTGTAGCTTGTTCAAGAGTAACACCAAGCGATCCACCCCTAGACTTTTTCCTCTTCGGTCTAAGCGATCTAAAGGATTTTGAATACCAATCTTGATCTTCCATGGCATAGCCTTCGCTGATGTATTCGTCGTGCTCCATGTCTAAAGTATGTCTTAATTCTATTCCACGAAGTCGATACTCTCCACTTCCTCATCTGTTAGAAGTCTTTCGTTCCCCTCATCATCCACCAGATAGTGGAAAGTGAATTCATCGTCAACACTCAATTTCTTGTCGTTAAGTTTGATTGCTCCCTGTTGGATATCCCTTCTTATTTGTGATTTGCTCTTATCAATATCGTAAGACTCTTTCCATACGTATTGTATGTAATCAACTGCCTTTAATTTTCTAATTTCCAATCTCACTTCTGAGAGTCGTAGTTTTTGTTGATGATCTTATAGGTTCCAATATCAGTATTGATAACCACTCCCTCGAAAAGTTTTCCATTCACCTTCTTGAGTTCTTTGGAATACTTGTCGATGAGTTCTTGAGACAGTATAGCATTCTCTTCCAAGATGTCAACTGTGGGTAGATCTAACTCCGCACAAACATTGGTAAAGTAGTGTCGATCACCCTTGCGCTCATATCTCCTAGTCCCGATATTATATACAGAAAAGAATGCGATACCCTTCTCTTCTTTAGCGTGAGGATTGGTTTCAAAGGCTTGGATGCCTTGCCCATACGATTCCCCACGAAGGCAAAGAGACGCCCCGTATTCTTTACAGTATTCAATTAGCTTTTCTTTGATGTTGAGACGTTCGATATGTGCTGTGTAGTTGTTAGTAGCCTCTTCTTCGAATTCCAATTTGCGACCCAAGGTTCCAAACTTGTCATTCTCTAGGTCATAATAGAAGGAACAGCTTTGTCCATCCACCTTTAGTGTAACGTCTACCACCTTACCGTATTGCAACGCACTTTCGGGTAGGTTTTCCCATCTCTCCTCATCCGTCTTGGGAATGCCCAACGGTAAACCACCAATAGCATTTAGCTCTTGATGGACTGGTGGTTCATATTTGGTGATATCGATCACTTCAGCAACGTCCAACCCCTCATATAATCCATTTAGTAAATCAAATCCAGTTCCACGTAACTGCTCAAAGGTGACCACGATACCCTCGCTCCACTCTTTTCTGAGCTTTACTGCTTTCACACGCTTTGGTGAATACTTGCGATAGGATTCAGCCCACTCATCTTCTGGTAGGATGGTGTCTGGTTGAATATACACCACGGTATCACCCGCCTTGTGTAGTCCCCTCTCGGTCACCAATTGATATCCAAGGATGGATACAATATCTAACCGATCAGCATTCCAGTGTGGCTTCACTTCTTTGATTACTTCAATACTTGCTAGTTTCATGATTTTATTTTAAATTCCCAATAGTTTGCTTTTAGTGATTCGTAGTATGCTCATTTATTCACAACTGCGATGACAGTATCATCGACCCTATAAGCAGATTCAAATTGTTTTGGTGTGATTGGTTTCATATTATTTTAAAATTCACCCACGACCAAAATCTATCTCACACAAGGCATTGTAAAGAGCCTCTGCTTCTTCGACACTGAAACATAGAGTATCTAGTTCTTCCTGTTCGTTGGCTACGGATTCCCATCTGGTGATGGACACTCCCTCACATCCAACATTTTTATGGTAGTTCACCACACTGAAACCAAAGTCTCTTTCGGTGAAAATTCTGTGTTCAATTTGTTTTTCCATATCGTTATTCTATTCTTAATTCTATTTGGTGCTAATGGGGGGAGTCGAACCCCCACGCTCTTACGAGCAACGGATTTTAAGTCCGTGATGTCTACCAATTCCATCACACTAGCCTTTATTCTTTACTGTTGTTATATAGTGCCATTGGTTTTTATAGAATGACAAGAGATCCCAATACTCACCAGAAAATAGACTCACCTTAAAATCAGTTCCATTTTCGTATGCTATTTTTCTAACAGGAACTAGACGTTCCAAGTCGTTTCCTGCTCTTTGTTTAAATTCTTGTATGTTCATCTTATGCTAATCTAAATCCACGGAGGTATTCCGCAAATTCTTTTTTTTCATGAAATTCATCCTCATCGATGTATTCATCCTCACCCAGACTATAGATTTCTTTTGGAACGATAAATGCAATCGCACTAAGAGAATCGTTGAGATCTGGTTCTTGGAATGATGCGAATTGAATACCAAACCTTTCAAGTTCTCTCTCCCTCTCGATCATGTCATTGGATCCACCACCACTCAACAAGATGAATGTCTTGTGATTGTCAGCGAATTCGATGTAGTTTGGATCTGCTCCATATTTCCTGCCAAATTCCACAGCAGCATGACCCGCTTGGATTCCCTTCTGGATTCCTGATAGATTATACATCACGAAAAAGTAGAGTCTCAGACCTTCTTGTTTATTGTTTTCCATATTAATTTTTTGCTATTGGTTTTTGTTTATCTTTCCAAAGTTTCAATTCCCATGCTCTGCGTTTGACTAATCCGTTTAGGATCTTACCCTTAGACCTACGATATAATGGGAGGACTCTTTCAACGCTACTATAATTACCATTGTTTAGTCTACCATCACCATCCACTAGTTGACGGAGATTGCCACCACCACAGTTCATGGTGAATGATGTTAGTGATGCCAACTGTCCATCGGTTAGAGGAACGTCCACATTATCTAACACAATATTTTTATATTTCTCCAAGTCTTTCTGTAAGAGTTCAGTTGCTTTTTTCTTGCTCACATACCCAAGCTTAACACCCCCCCCAGTGTGGCCGTAACCGATTGTCAAACGACCACCAGCACATACATAAGGCTTGGAGCGATAACTTTCAAATAATTTCACACCCTCAACCATCTCGACCCATTCAATGGAATGTTTCGGTTGGACGAATACTACATCTTCAATTTTTTGTGGTTGGTGGAATGTTGAATAAACACTCAGAACCGTGATTAGGATTGTTTTCATACACACATCCTAATCTTAATTCTATTTTACTCTTTGACCCAGATTATCTTTTTTGTTAGTTGAATTTGACGTATCTTTTAATACTACCTTCTGGAATGGTGATGACTATATATGAATGGTCATTACACCAATGAGTGTGATTGTCCTTTGCTTTGTTAGATACCCTAGCATGATAATATTCCACCTTACTACTGTTAGATTCCTTGAAGCGAACCCCACTAGCTTTCTCGGATGTTATATGGATAAATCCGTCACCGTCTTTATAGACGAATGTGCAAATAGACTCCGCGCCATATTCACCACTAATGTATCCAAAGGTCAATGCCGTTGATCCACTAAATGATCCACTATATTCTCTAGCATTTTCAAGTGAGATTAATTCGTATTCGTATCTAACAACAGGATCGTGGATTTCTTTCATAATACTTGAATAAGTAAACCCCCCAATCATGGTGACCATAAGGAATAAAAGCCCTATAAATATGGGTATGAATATGAATATGGGTATGAATATGAGTTCACCCCTACTCTTTGTCTTTTTATATTCTCGGATAGCGAAAAATGCGGAAGTGATGACCCATAGAGGGAGGATGATGTATAATATAATTTCTGTTATTATCATGATTTTTTATGTTTTAATTCTCCGTATTCTTTTCCGTGATTTGTCCACCAATCATCTAACTCTATCGCAGCTTCCGTGACGGCTTCTTCGCATAGTTGTATTTGAGCATACTCCCAAGCATGGGACAAGTTATCTTCCGCATCTTCAATGTCGGATTTGATTACCGATTCCACTTCTTCCAAATAATACCAAACATCTTCGAAGTTTCTTCTACCACCACCATCGTGGATGTGTTGAATGGTATCATCGCTCTCATTCTCACCCACACCTTCCAAAGATTTTTTTATTTCTTTGGTGTTTGGTTTTCTGGGAAACCACGCGAGAAAATATGCACCGTATTGGTCATATTGGTTATACTCTTGTGTTAGAATGTAAGCTTTCATTGTGTAATAGTTAGTAGTTCTTTTCCTTTGTGATCCATTTAGTAAATTATCTTCCCTAATGTAGTGATTTATCGTTTATATAATTATAAAATTTGTGGGTGGCAGTTCCGAAGAACCTATCCACGAATCATAGCTTTCGCTCATCGCTTCACCACTACGCTACCACTGTCGCGGGGATATTACCCACAGTGTATTATCTGAATCACCAGACTTCATCATAAGTTTTCACCTCTTACTAACCATCGATTAAATGGCACGGCAGTTTATTGATCGTTATTTTTCTTATAGCTTTTACGAGAAAGTTTATTGCTCTCGCTTCCATCCCATCGGGTATCGCACTTGGATCCCTTGAAAATTTTGTTGCCATCATTTTCAAGATCCTTCTTACTACAATATCCCTTACGTCTCGCTTGTTTCGTGTTCTTATTCATAAATTCTTTTAAGTTCTTGGTATAGTGCTTTCATGGCAGAATCTTCTAGATTCAAATCAGAGTAAGAGATTCTAGATTCATCCGAATCGAGTTCGCATTGATCATCGGTATCTTAATCCACACCGATAGTCATCCAATTATCGCCACCGATTTTATAAGTTGCAATTATAACATCCGCACCCTCTTGTTGGGTAAATTTGACGAGTGGTTCGACCGACAAATCTCTCAACAATTCTTTGATTTGGTTTAATACGTGTTTCATTTTTCCTTCTTCTTTTGTTCTTTGGCTTCACCTAACACACATGCTTGTTGGGTGTATTTGTCGTGAGCAGCCTCTTCGGTTTTCTTATCGATCCAAGATCTTTGAATAAAGATCCCTTCACCATATACTGGTTTTTGTTTTTTAAAAATATTGAACATGATAAATGTCGGCGTAGTGAAATTCCGATACCTTCGATTGAATCACTTTACCTACCACAGTAGGTTATTCGAAGCTTTGGGTTGTGTTTAACTAACTATTAGCGGAACGTGCGAAGTTGCCACTGATAGAGATTGTTGTAGTTGATGGGCGCATTCAAACCCTCAAGGACTTGAGTTACTTGGCTCCATGAGAAACCACGTTGGCGAAGCTTTGCGATACCTTTGCGGTTCTTGTTGAGGTAATCTGAAGCACCTTTATAATTCCAAGCTTTTGGTTTCTGAGGCTTGGTTACGTTGTATGCACAGCAGTTTAGTTTATTTGGTTTACTCATTGTTTTTCTATTTTTTGGTTAGATTTATTTTGAATGATTCGAAAGTTAGTGTGTCTGGTTGGAATTGGAATTTTGTTTGTAGTTACATATACAACAAAACTTTCAAGTTGCTTGTTGTGGGTAGTGTGATGAATCTATCACACTACCATTTATCATATACCTTATCTCATTCTCCATTATTATTTTGGAACTGATAGGAACGAGAACACTCCACTGACGAGACAGGCCGCGATTCTGATATGACCAGCATCGAATGGGGTGACTCCAGCGTTAATCAATGCAGCTTCAAGTAGGAAGTAACAAGGAATAAATGGTAGAATTCCAACCAAGAAATAACCAGGACCTGAGTAGTCGAGTGACATTGGTCTACAGATGAATAAGCAACCGATTAGAGTTACGAACATTGAGACGATGCCGGGGGTTCCATGAAGGATCCCCAATGAGAATAGCACAGCACCGATAGTTAGTTTGATTAGATTAAACATTGTTTTATTTTGTTGTTGTCCCTAAATTATATCTTAATTCTATTCTTCGGCTTCAGCGGCGAGTTCGAAGATTTTTGCAAATGGTTTCATATTATTATTATTATTTTATTAATTAAAAAAAGACAACGGGAGGGGTTTCCTCCCGTTGCTCATTATTTAGACAGAGAGGAGAACTTTCTCCCCACGATTGATGTGCTTCTGACGCTTGTCGCTATCGGTTAGATCACGGAGGAATGCGGTCTTCTGATCCATTCCAGTTCCAAAGTCAGCAGAGAATGCTTTGCGTCCCGTATCACGAGACTCCCCACCAGTTCCCAATCCTGTAGTCCAGAATTCTGTAGCACCTTGAGCAAGGTAGAAGAGGTTGTCCCCCTTGTTACCCTTACCATTCCAAGCAAGACGAACTACTTCGTCCACTTGATTCTTGGTGCGAGTGGAGAGAGTTTCCTTCGCATTGGTCTTCTCAGCGAAGAACCCTGCGGTGAATTTCTCAGCCTTGGAGATATCACAGTCGATGCTGTAAAGCTCACCCATCTTCTCTTCGAATTGGCGGCGACCAAGAAGAACGTTGTTTACGATCTTGGCCATGTCATGGATTCGAACGTTGGCATTCTTGGTGTGACCAAGCTTGAAGCCGTGCTCACCACGAGAGTCAAACGAGGAGCGGAGAGTATTCATACAAACCGTTCTGTGTGTGGTGTCGTAGTAGTTAGCATTCTTAGTTCCATTGTGGGAGGTGAAGAGCGAGAAATACGCCTTACACTCACTACCATCTGGAAGTTTGACTTCGTAATCTTCCGTGAACTTCACTGAAGCGAAGAAGTAAGCAAGACCACCAAGTGTTCCAGCGGAAACAACTTCGTGAGGGATTCCATCTAGAGACTCTTGAAGAGCATCAAAGAGGACTTCGTTTTGAAGAATCTCGTAACGATCTCGTGCAACGTGAATGGGACGAAAATCCCCTTCAATTTCGCTTTCACGAGTATCTGCTACAACAGTCTTCCATCCTTCCAATGGGGTTTCAATCCCATCGATGTTGACACTCGCCTGACCCTCAATAAGAGGAATGAATAAAGGAGAGATGATATCCTTATTCAAAGGAGTCTCATGGTTCTCATCCAGACGATGCCATGCGCGTTCACCGTGGGTGAATACTTGGTCGGTTCCGATTTCAATTTCGTGTGACATAATTTATTTGTGTTTGGTTTCTTGTTCGGCTCTATACTAATCTTAATTCTATTTTAATCAAGTTTTATTTTTGAACCGTCTGTCGTGCAGGTGCATAACGTTCGGTAGACCAACACTATAGTCTTAATTCTATTTTGGATTTGGTGGGAAAAGATCCATAAGAGAATCCTCCAAACGTTCAGCAGCTTTAATATAAAGAAACCAACAATCAGTATTGACTCGTTCCATCTTTGGACGAGCTGTGAGAACACTAACACCCAAACTATCCACTCCATCGATCTCCACACCCACCACATGATCGGGGAAGGAACATAACCTATTAATCTTCTCGATATCAACTGGTTTCATCGTTCACCTTTCTCCTTAGACGATTGATCAAGTGCTTGTCGTGTCCATTCTCGGTAACTATATCGATGATGTGATTTTGAATATCTGGATTCTTTGAAAAGGATTCCACGATATCAGTCATCGTTACACGAAGAAGATCCACTTGATTTTCTCGACACCTAAGACTCCTCTCTGCCATATTTCGTGCGTCAATTTCTTGTTCGTGATCCCACGTTTTTGGCATTCCTCCCATGTTATTTTTTATTTAAATTAGTATAATCCTCATATTCATCTAACACCATCGCCTCTTTCGGTAAGATCGATCCACCATAAGCAGTGGTTCCATAGTATAGTTTATGACAATTATACTCCGACCCAGTGTGGGTGGTGAATATGATGTGATCATCAAATACTTCAAACTTCTCAATGGCACTACTCATTCTCCAACTATCACCTGATAGATATCCACCGTGCCATGTGGCGAATATTTTATAATGATCAAGCCCATCAAGGGTGATGATCAACCACTTGTCGGGGTATTGCATGATTGATTCGGTGTGTGTCTAGCAGCAGTGACAATCGAGATTAGATGCGGAATCCAACCCAATAGAATGAACCAGAGTATCACTGACAGTGAGAAATAGACAGCGGCAGCTACCCACCGACCTTGGACGAGTTGTCCAAGGCCAGGGATAAAAAAGCTACACAATGCTGCGATTACATTCGCGGTATTCATCAGTCTCTAACGTTGCGGAGATTCTGAGCGAAGTGATCGTATTCTTGCTGAATACCGAATTCCCACACACCAGATTCAAGAGTCTTGGCATCGTGGCGATTATCGATCACACAGCGAACTTTAGTCTCTTTCTCATTCACCATGTAGCAGGTTCCAGCATCATCTTCGAAGAATTTGATACCAGTTCCAGCATCAATTACGTGATGGTTACCAGTGGTTTCCGAATCAGCGATGATGTGGAAGGTTTTGTTGCTTGGTTTAATTTCCTTTGCTCCTTGTGGGAGTTTGCTGTGGAAGCACATTGCTTCCCCGTGAAGGATTACGTCTACTTTGTTGTTTTCTTGTTTCATACTGTATTAACTTAATATAGGTTATTTAATTGTCAAGGGGTTACTTATGCAATGTCTCTGATTTTGAAATCACGACCACCGAAGCGTTCTTTAACTGCGGCTTCAAGACTTTGACACTGAGGTGATACACCTTCCAGATGGAAAATCTTAGTAGTTTGATTCACCATGGAGAGGAATGGAGCAGTATCAAGACCATCGAAAAGGAAAGCCATGTCGTAGAGTTCATACTCACTCTTGTGCCACCAATCGTGTTGTTTCTTGTCGTATTTCTCGTAAGTATCGATGAGCTTACCTTTATTGATGAAGCGTTCAATACCAACCTTTCTGACAAACTCGGCCTTGATGTCTGCGTTTTCGATCTCATTGTAACGCTCAAGCTCAATCTCTTCAGCGGGAGTGACTGCCAACCATTCTGGCACAGTTACACCGTTTAGAGAGTATACCTTGAAGTCACCATGACCAGCATATGTTAGAGCAGCACCACCATCCTTATGTAGGACACGATCTTCGTTGAGGTTGATCTCAGTAGGCTTCTCACATACGATGGTGAGTTCTTCAAGAGGGTAGACACAACCGATCTCGGATGTGTCTTGCCAGATCTTGTATTTCTCATAGAGTTCATCCTCAAGACGAACACCCAACACATCAAAGATGTAATCGTAGAATGAGAAGGTCGATGCGAAGAACGAACCAGATGCCCACGGTAGGAAACCTTGAGGGATCTCATAATCCTTTGGATTGTTGTTGGTCAATACTTCGTTGATACCTTCCACGATATCTTCGGGTTTCACGTCTTGCTCACTCAAGCAGCAACCAACCCAAGCTTCGATGGGGTTGTTTACGATGATTAGAGGAACATCAGTCTTGCGTTCAATTAGACCGCGAAACTTATTCACGATCTCTTGTGTTCGATCTGGATCCAAGGGTTCAGTGCTAGTTCCGATAGCAACCCACTTGTCCACGTATTTAGGCATTAAAGCCTCCTGCTCTTTTGTTATGGTTTCAATTTTGTCCATGTCGTTATTCTATTCTTAATTCTATTCTATGTTTTTGGTTCCGTAAAATTCTATACTTGTTGGGAAAGTCATCATGATCCTAATAGTCTCTTTATAATAAACACGATAACGCTAATTGTTAATAGGGTGTTTATGAAGAAGAGAAAGCAATATAAAAGAAATAAAAACTCATATTGCATACTGAACTTCGCTGGTATGTGGGGAGCAATTATAGCGACAAGCGCAATAATAAATCCAAATGAAAGATATACTTGAATGGGGGTCATGAGTAGAATTTCTTTTTCACTACTGTGGCCAATGCTTCACCATTGTGATATTCATCGATGAGAGGAATGATCTCATTTCTGAGAAAGTTCCTTTTGTGTTTGTTATCGTAATTCGAAATATCTTCGACCACATATTCTTCCAAATTGTTTTCAGTGATGTATTCTTCGAAATCCTTCTTCGTGCATCTAAGGAAAGGATGAAAGATTTTGAATTCTGGGAAGTTACTTTGCCACGGTAGGGGAAGATGCTCTGGACATCCTTTGATCGTATTCAATAGGTAGTTCTCGACAGCATCGTTAAGGTGGTGACCAGTGACAAAGTTTCCACCGATACCAGCCATCTCCGAAATTCTCCATCCTCTGAGGCCATTCTCGGATTCGTCTGGAAAATCTACGGTTCTCCTTCGGTATACCCATCGTGTTGAGTCGCAGATATTGCCATAGTCTCGTATGAATTTTTCAACCTTAGTCTCCATCTCTCCAGAGTTCTCTTGGATATTATGATTAAAATGAATGATGTGTGGGATTCTTCTGAACCTAGTGATCAACCAGTGAGCGGCGGCAATGGAATCAATGCCACCACTAACAAGAATGGTGAAGTCACTCGGAACATATTTTGGATCTACGTTAATCATTTTTCAGTTAGTTATCTTTTTCCATACCCAGCAACTTACTGGAATGAATAGTAGCACCAATAGGATGATGCCCAAAACTTTAAATACTTTTTTCATTGATTGAGTCTACTCTTAATTCTATTCCTCTGACTATGGTTGATTCAATTCCTTTAACATTCATCTCATCACATAGGGTGTTGGGGTATGTTCACCAAGCACTAGTTGGTCTCTGAGATTGTATCAAGGCATTAGAATTTCTTACAAAATTTGTTGATATCTTTAGCGACTTTCCAGACCGAGTTTGCACCCCTTCCGATCTTCTTGGCTTTGCCTTCACATACCAATTCACGTAGGATGTTACCAGCAGTTTGGCCAGAGATACCCAAGTAATCTGTCACTGCGTTGAGTGTGAGTTCTTCCAAATCATTATCGAGTAAGATATCTTTACGCTTCTCGGATACGGGAGTCTTGGACTTATTGTCCTCATCCTCATCACCCTCAACTTCAGCCTCATCATAGACACCTATGAACACATGTCCCTTGGAAGTCATTTCAGTTCTGTGACACTTTGTCTCACCAAAGCGATTCTTGTAGACTTGAATTAGACGATAGCCATCATCAGCAGGATCCACCGTGATCTTCATGTTCACATCCACAGCATGGATGATGTCAGTGCCACCCTTCGGGAGACCACTAGTGGTGATGTGAAGGACGAAGATCAACACACAGTTGTTCTCCTTGGCAGCATTGAGTAGAAGATCTTGTGAGTATTGGCGAAATTGCCTAATGCCCATCTTATGGTCACTCCTAAGAGATTGGAAGCTATCGACCACGAGTATGTCATAGTTGGCCATGGCAGCAGCGATGTCTTCAACGTTCTTACAGTGAGCAACGTCCACATCGGAAACGCCCAACCTGTTGCAGGTATAAGCAATCTGAATGTGAGACTCCTCACCAGAAGCGATAGCAGCCCTCTTACCTTGGTCTGAGAGCATTTGCCCCACTTGAGCTAGGAAGGTGGTCTTGCCACTACCGGGAGTTCCCGTAATGGTGATGGCAGTGCCGGGCATAAACCCCATTAAATGCTCGGTTCCAAACATCCTATCGATGTCATCGTTTCCCGAAGACATTCTATTGTAGAAGTTTTCGGGGATCTCAATGGAAGAACACTTGGTGAATTTAGTGTCAGTTGAATTTATTTGCATGTGGGTATATTACTCTTAATTCTATTCCTCATAATCATCCATCGATATCGCTACACAGGCATCCCAGAAATCCTCAAGTTCCAGATTATCACTGATCAAGTGGATGGTGTATCGTCCCTCGGTGAAGATAGGGACTGAGCATATTACCAGATCCTCTCTACCGCAACACATAATCACTCTCTCCATCTTGTCTTGTATTTCTGGATCATATTCCAGTAACACCGTCCCTCCATCTTCCAGAGGTTTCATCGATAGTTTATAGTCCATTACTCAATGTAACATGATTCCCGCATAGTAACAACACCAATGTTACTATACAGTTTCGGTGTTATGCTTAAAGAAGTAATCGACCTCTACATATTTTGCGGATCGATCCATAGAGTCAGTCCACCCCACCCGTTCATCGTAAGCCGATATCCCAATCGGGAACTTGTGGGGAACTCTAATCATCGGATAGCCCCTCCTATTGTCGATGCACCATTGTCTGACTCTGTGAAAATCGTCAGTGTTTCGGACGACAACAAAAGCATAACAAGTCGGTGGACTCAACAGAGTCCCGTCAGCGTTTTTTAGTGTATTCATAATCTTATTTGTCGGGACTCTGTGAGTCACCTTGGGCGTTCGCCCTAGCGATTCGACGCTTGGCGAGTTCGTGACGGTCGCAACCGCAAGGCTGGAACTCATCGTTCAGTGTTTTCCTCCCGTTGCGGTAGGCACTCCCCGCTTCCTGATCCCCGACCCATC